AATCGACTGGGGACGCCTTGGAGACACTGATGATTATTACTGGGAAACCAATGCTGAACGAAAACTACGGACGGAGACCACAAATGGACAAGAGAGTGGACAAGGGTGAAGATTTCAAGAAGTCAGGAATGACACTTATTACAGAGATTGATAGCGAGCGTCATCTCAAAAAAGCACAGAAGATGAAAAACGAAGAAAACGACGGATTCTTTGACAATCAAGAGGAGTGGGCAGACGGATTCTGCGGTAAGTGATAAATAAAAACAGCCTGTTGCTGTGTCTAAATGCCCTCCTTTGAGATATTCAAAGATTTGAGTGTCACATTCAAAAAGCATCCTGTTACTGATGATTTGGTAACGGTGAAGGATAAGGCTGCGATTGTACAATCAATCCAGACTCTAATTCTTACTAAGAAGGGAGAGCGCCCATTTCAACCCGATTTGGGATGCGATGTTCAAAGTCTACTGTTTGAACCACTAGATTATGGTTCTGCTGCCTTGATCAAGGGTGAGATTGCAGAGACCTTAGAGAGATACGAGCCTAGAATTACTATCAATGCAATACTTTGCACACCAGATTTTATGAATAATGGTTTTGAAGTAGAAGTTGAGTTTACAATTGTAGGTAGAGACGACGCACCAGTGGCAGTAGAATTCTTCTTAGAGCGTACACGATAATGCCTTATACTCAGGTTGCCAACTTAGACTTTGAAGATATCAAACTTGCTCTGAAGGAATACCTCAGAGCACAGTCAGATTTTACTGATTATGATTTTGAAGGTAGTGTGTTATCAACGTTGATTGACACACTGGCATACAATACCTATTATACGGCGTTCAACGCTAATATGGTGGTCAATGAACTATTCATTGATTCCGCCACCTTGAGAGACAACGTAGTAGCGATTGCGAAGCAACTAGGGTATAGACCCAAGAGTGCTACCGCTCCTACTGCGTATGTCTCTTTTTCTGTAACTTATAATAACCCAACAACGGATACAGAACTCCTACTGAAGAAAGGAACTGGATTCATTGCATCTTATGATAATAACATCTATCAGTATGTTGTACTGGATGATGTAAAAGCACAAATCTCAAATAATGTTGCTGTATTTGAAAATGTTGAAGTAAAAGAAGGTACACAGTTAGTCAATACCTTTACTGTCAACACTTCACTCAAGTCACAGCGTTTTGTTCTTGATAATCCTAATATCGATACAAATACTATTAGGGTCAAAGTATTCCCAACTGGTGGTTCGTTGAGTGAACCATGGTTAGTTGCCGATAACATCATTGGTATTGACAGCACATCAAAAGTCTTCTTCTTAGATGAGATTGAAGACGAGAGATATGAATTGCTGTTTGGTGATGGAGTCTTAGGTAAGAAACTTGAGAATGGGGCAAGGGTAGAGGTATCTTACCTAACTACTTCGGGTCCAGAGAGCAATGGAGTGCGAACATTCGTCTTCTCTGGTGTCCTGGAGACCCCACAAGGCGTCTCCCCTAACTCTTTTGATGTATCCATCACTTCGACTGTTGCCGCTGCTGGAGGCGAAGAAATTGAAAGCACTGAAAAGATTCGCTATACAGCGCCCAAGTCTTACGGCACGCAGGATCGTGCTGTTACTGCTGATGATTACTCTGCTATCGTTCGCAGAATTTATCCTGCTACCAGCGACATCATTATTTTTGGAGGTGAGGAACAAGATCCCCCAGACTACGGAAAAGTCTACATTGTTCTAAAACCAAAGGATGCAGCATATCTAACATCACTTACAAAGAACAATATCGTAGAAGAACTGAAGAAGTATGCGGTTGCTTCTATTGAACCAGTGATTGTTGACCCATCAATCTTGTATGTTGAACTATCCAGCAAGATTTACTACGATAGAACTAAGACTGACCAAACACCCTCTCAGATTAGAGACAAAGTAATTGGTGGATTGCAATCTTATTTTGAGACAAGTGATACTGAAAAGTTCAATGGTAAGTTTAGACACAGTAAAACTGTTGGTGTAATTGACGATGCTGATCGTTCTATCAATTCTAATCTTACTGACGTTACACTACGAAAAGATTTTTACCCACAATTGAACTCTACGTTCTATTACGAGATCTGTTACCAGAACGCATTTGATGAGGATTGTGACGATCCTGTCCTGTCTACGACAGGATTTAGGGTTACTGAGTATCCCAACTTTGATGTGTATCTAGAAGATAGGGATGGTAAAATTGTCCTATATAGACTAGATACTGCAACTGGCGAAAAGGTTGTCCTCAACTCAGAAGTTGGCGATATTGATTATGTAAAAGGTGAACTGAAAATGTACGATTTGACTATCATCAAGGGTACATATTTTGATAATCGTATTTCTGTTAGAGTAAGACCACTTTCAAAAGATGTCAAGGCACTCCGTGAGGTTTATCTTGACGTTGATGTAGCGAATTCAAGTTTCACCGCATATAAAGAGTAAGTAAATGGCTGCTGTAAAGACTAAGAGAATCTCTGCTCTAATTGAGTCACAGCTCCCTGAATTCATTTCTACTGAGTATGAACTTTTTGCCAAGTTTGTACAGAAGTATTATGAAGGGCAGGAAGCTCAGGGCGGTCCTTTGGACGTTCTCAGCAACCTACAAAAATATGCAGACATTGACTATTACGAGAAGAATCTCCTAAAACAAAATGATTCTCTTGCTTCTACTATTAGTGCTACAGATACTACTATTGTCCTTGTAGATGCTTCCTCGTTCCCCAAGAAGAACGGTTACGTTCGTATTGGTAATGAGATTATCTTTTATGCCTCCAGAACTGATACAGAACTTCTAGAGTGTTCTAGAGGCGTTAGCGGCAATACAACTCTAGGTGACCTATACAGTGCATCTGATTTCCAAAGCACTGAGTCTGCACAGCATGTATCTGGAGAGAAAGTATATAATGTTAGCAACCTGTTCTTGTATGCATTAGTCAAGAACTTTGAGAATCAATATCTAGGTTCTTTCCCAGAAAAATATCTCAGTGGTGAAATCGATAAAAGGACTCTGATCAAGAATATTCAGAAGTTCTACAAAACAAAAGGTACTAGCAGTTCAATCAAATTCATTTTTACAACTATTGTTGCTAAGGATGAAGACATCAAACCAGAGGTCTACAATCCAAAAGACTTTACTTACAAAGCATCTAAGTCTGATTGGGTAAATGTATTTGCTCTAAAAGTAAAAGTTATTTCTGGTGACCCTAAAAATCTTATTGGTAATAAGATTACACAACCAGAAACAGAAGAATATCAATTTGTCTCTGCTACTGTAGATAATGTCTATCCAGATGGCACAGCAGATGGAGAAGCAATTTGGAATATTGTACTTGCACCAGAAACTGTTACTGGTGAATTTGCTGTCTCAACTAAGACTACTCTAGAAAAAGACTTACCACAAACAGATGGTGTTGGCAAGCGTATCAATGCTTTCTCAACAATTGGGTGGGGTAAGACAGGTGAGATTCTAATCAATCAAGAGACTATTGCTTTTGAAGAGAAGAACATTACTCAGTTCATCATCAAAAAGAGAGGTGATGTAACTTACAATCATTCTGCTGGCGATTCTATCTACAAACCAGTTGTTATTGAAGGTTCTGGAGTTAGTTTACTTACACTTGGTGTTGTATACAATTTTACTGCCGATCAGCAACATCCATATGCTGCACCGAAAGATAGAATTCAAATTTCCAATCCTGGATTTGAAACTTCGGATGTCAAAATTGTAAAAACTGGAACTAATGAACCTAGATGGATTCTAAACCAGAATCTATCTGTAAATATTCCAACTAACCCAAGTGTTGTATCTGAACTAGGTCAGACATCTACAGACATCTCTGCTATTTTTACAGACGATCAATACTATTATATCACATCTTCTGGTTTCCCATCTTACAAGATCTTAGATGGATCTACGGTAACGGAACCAGTAATGGATCAAAAGTTGCTTCGCATTATTAGAAAAGAAGCAACTAGAACCACTGAAAAATATAAAACGCCAAAGAGTGAAGTTGGTATTCTTCTGAATGGTGCAAGACTCTATGGATACAAAGATACCGAAAGTATTCGTTTTGGAAGACTTGAGTCTCTAGAAGTCAATACACAAGGCAAAGGATATGCAGCTGCACCATTTGTTCTTCTAGATGGTGCTTCTGGTAAAGCACGAGCAGTTCTATCTGGTAATGTTGTTGAAAGATACATTGTTGACACAGATACCGTATTTCCACGAGTTCCCACTGTAGAGGTAACTTCTGGTAGAGGTGCTGTCGTTACTGCAGTTGTTACTGGTGATGAAATCACTAGTTTGGTAATTGACAATCCTGGTGAATACTATTCTTCTCCACCACTGGTTAGAATTACAGATAGCAATGGCAAAGGTAGATTCGCAGACTACACTTCTATTGTCGATACTGATGGCAGAATTACTGGGTTCAATAAAATTTCTGGTGGTAGATTTTATGGACAGAATACGGTAAAAGTAGATATTCTCCCAGTTGGCAGCGGCGCTAGTGCAACCCCTCTACTTACTGAGTGGAACTATAACAGATTTGAAAAACTAAAATCTAATTTAGACACTGAATATGGTCACCTATTCCAAAACTATAACAACGTTTTAGAATATGGTTATGGTCATGTTGGCAATCCAAAAGCATTGCGTATTGCTCTAAATGATAACATCAGCAATTCTGGAACAGAACCAGCAACCAAAGTACATTCACCTATCTTAGGTTTTGCATATGATGGCAACCCAATCTATGGACCTTTTGCACATGAAGATCCTCTAGATTCTGCTTCATCTATTATTAGAATGACTTCTAGTTATTCTTTGAATGGATCACGTTCTAATGGTCCATCATTGACGCAGTACCCACTGGGATCATTTACAAATGACTATACTTATACTCACAAATCTGGAACACTAGACGAGAATAATGGACGATTTTGTATTACCCCCGACTTTCCAAAAGGAACTTATGCTTATTTCCTTACTATTGATAGCGATCAAGTACCGCAATACCCATACATTATAGGTGATAACTTCTACTCTTTGCCAGTAGATAGTAACTATAATTCAAATATCAATCAAAATGATGTTCCAAAGAACTCTAAGAGATACTACATCCCTGGTATGCCAAGAAATGGCGAAGGTGTTGTAGCGGAAGTTGCAGAAGTAAAGTCTGGAACTGTTGATGCTCTTGCTATCGAGAGATCTTCAGGTAACTTCTCTGTAAACTCTAAAGTCTATTTTGACAATCAAGGATCTGGAGGTTCTGAAGCAGAAGCACTAGTTGCATCGGTAAAAGGTAAGAATGTACAGTATCTTGACAGTTTTGAAAATAAGGTTGTCAAGCTAACAACTATTCAAAATGCATATCTGTTTACTGATGATATTCTCCGTCAACCATCATCAGCAGCATCTGGAACTATTGTCGGCACAGTCAAAAACGATAATGTAATCGTTCTAAAAGATGTTGTAGGAACATTTGACAACACAGGCACTTTCTCAGCAGATATCAAAACATTCTTTATTCTGTTAGATCAGAAAAGTTCTTATACACAAGGTGCTACTCTAAGTCTAACTGATGGTATCAATCCACCAATTGCTACTGCAGAAATTCTAAACGGAACTAGCAGTCAAAACGCAGTGGAGATCAAGGTTCTTAGTGGCGATTGGTTATCCTTTAGCGATGATTACTTCCTACAGTCAAGTGATCTATTCAACACATCTGGTACGAAGATTGTTAGACTCACCTCTCTGAGTGACAACTTGGAACCATTTGATGTAAATCAAAGCGTTGCTTTGGTAGAAACAGATTCAAATCATGGACTAGGCATTGGAGATTCTGTAAACATTGACATTTTCCCAGAAGATGCTCTGAAGACCAAAAATTATTATCTCAGAAAGAGACTATATCAAGAAGTAGTATTCAAAGCACCATCTTTTACTACTACGATTGATGATACTGGTATCGGAAGATTCCAAGTGTTGAATGGCGGTGCTGATTATGTTGCTGGCACATACAATAATGTTCCTCTAACTGGTGGTACTGGAACTGGTGCAACCGCAAATATTACTGTGTCTGAAGCAGGTATTGTATCCAATATCACAATTCAAGCAAAAGGATCTGGATACAGAAAGGCAGATTATCTTGGAGTTGATGATGAATCTTTGTCTAGAGCACTTGCATCTCTTAGTACAGCAAGACTAACTCTGTATGTTGATCATGTTGGATTCGCTGCTGGTTCTTCACTTCTAACTGTAGACAGCACCACTGGCATTTCCAATGGAGATCTTATTTCAGTTGGCGAAGAAATCCTCGAAGTTACTAACGTTACTGGCGCTAACATAACTGTAGTAACAGGCAAGGAAAATACTGTCGCGGTGGATCATTACGATGGTCAAGAAGTTTCTCTATACAAAGCAAGATATAACTTTGACAATGGTTTCCAAATTGGTGATACTGGTACAGGATTTATCCAATCATACGATTTAGAAACTCAAAAGGCGATTATTGTTTATGATTATGCTATTGATAAAAATACTGCTCAAGATGTAAAAGTAAGTAGCACTTTCTTTGATTCTAGTAATCCTTCACGTCTAGTCAAAGTTTCCAGTGCAGATCCTATCGAGTTCAAATTTGAATTCTCTGAGGATAACGTAACTTATATCCCAAATCCAAATATTGATATTCAAGAGTTCTACAAGTATAGATTTGATACTTCACACTCTTCTCTAACTGGCACATACTTTGATCTAAGTCCAAGTAAGAACTATAATATTATTACTACTGAAAAACTAGCATCTACTGTTCTACCAGGAAATCCTGGAGCATTTACAGATGTCAAGTTTGGATTTGGTTCTAGAATTGCTGATAATAATTATCAGACAAAGACAGGAACTGACTTTACAAATTTCTACTATTTTGATAAGAATGGCATCGTAGATTCCGATGGTAAGTATCTAAAAATTATTGTAGATCCTCTTCAAGGTACAAAGACTGTCAATTATGTAACACCAAACAGATTTGTATATGATATTACTTCTACTCCACTATGGGATGGATCTGGAACAATTACATATACTACAACTGGTCAATTTGCAGTTGGAGAAATCAATAACTTCAAAATCACTAACTTAGGACTAAACTACAAGAAAGTTCCTATTGTTCGTGGTGTTGATCCTAACGCTAACTTCAAAGCAAAAGCAACTGTTCTATTTGATACTAACACTAATACTATTATTGGTGTCAGAGCAGATGAACTAGGTTCTAATTACGTAAATCCAAAAGCAGTAATTGTTGATGGTGACGGTGTTGATGCCCGTTTCAAAATTGTTGTTAGAAATGGTTCACTATTCTCAATCACTGTAGAGAACCCAGGAAGAGGATATACTTATGCTCCTGTTATTGAAATTGTAGAAGGTGATGTTGAAGCATATGTTGATAGTAATACTATTGGTGTTCCACAGAGCATCAATATTATCAGAAATGGTGGAGCATTCCACTTGGATAAGACAGTCTCATCTACATTCTCTAGTAAGTACGTTGTAGCACTGAAAAACTTTAGTGGAGATTTCCAGAAGGGAGAAACCGTCATCCAGAAGATTGGTAATACTGAAGTTTCTAGATCAGTAGTTTCTGAATGGAGAAGTGGATCTAATCTACTCAAAGTAGAAAATGTAGTTGGATCACTAAGACAAAACGTCTCTATTTCTGGTTCTACTTCTAGAGCAACTGGATCTGTAAGTTCAATTTTTGTAAGCACCTTTACAGAGAACATTACTGCGTTCTTTGATAATATTGGATCTTATAGATCAGATAGAGGTAAACTTGGTGTTTCTAACCAGAGACTGCTAGACAGTAATTTTTATCAAGACTATTCATACGTTGTAAAATCTAAGACTCCAATTGATCAGTGGAGAGAGTTGATCAAATCGACTACACACCCTGCTGGTTTCAAACTGTTTGGACAAGTTGATATTGAGGCAACTGCTGAAGCAGAAATGCCAGCAGAACTTCCACAGGCAAGTCATTTCAGTGTAATTCAACTGTGGAATCCAGATAAGAATAAGATTACTGTTGAGAATACTAGAAGAACTGTTACTCAGATTGTTCAGAAAGTAGAGAACCAGAGAATCAGACGAGGTATTGGTTCTGCTGCTACTTCTGAGTTCAACTTCAATGAATCTCGTGCATTTACAGTATCGTTGGATAAAAAATTCAATGGTATTCTAGCAGAAGATTTCCTGGGAGAAACTCCTGTTTCACAGACTAATATTCAAAATGATACTTTTTATATTTGGACTCCTACTATTAATCAATACTTAGATATTAATGTATCAAGTGGAGATACTTTTGTCTTCTACAAGATGAGCGTTGCTGGTAATAGTTTTGAAGACTTAGGTTTAGATCTTTCACCAAATGGATATCCAGATACTAGAGACTTTTCTGCGTGGGAGTATGCTTATACTACAGGATCAATTCCACAATTCATTCCAGATAACAGATCGGAAATTCAAGGATCATATTTTAATATTCCATCTGGTGTAGATCAGTTTGAAGTTATAAAATCAAATAGAGGAAAAATCAATCCAAATTACGGTAGTTTGAATGCTGAACCATTTTTGGTTGATACCCAAAACTATGGAAGGGTGTTTACGGTTTGGTTCCAAAATGATGATCGCATTGAAGATCTATTTCAAGACTTTAGTGTCGGTGATATTATTAGATGGTATCCTGTTCCTTCCAATCGCGATGCTTGGATTGATCTAAGAGTTGACAAAGTTGATATTGATCCATCTTATGTAGAATCATCTACTGGTCTCATAGGAAGAAATTCTTTCCAACTATTAGACGACAATGGACTTCCGTTCACACCATCTAGTGCAAAAAATCTAATTATTACACTTGATGGTGTTCTCCAAGAACCAGAAGTATCATACACTGTTTCTGGTGATACTATTACATTTGCAGAACCTCCACTTGGACCATATAAAAAACTAACAGGATCTCAAAGTGATGATGTAACGGAATACAGTGGTACAACATTCTATGGAAGATATTTTAGTTTCAAGGATGATCAGTACAACAATAGATATTTTAAAAAGATTAGAAATATTTTCCAACGTGGTGGTAGATGGTTAGATTCTGCAAACCAAATTGAGAGAAATAGAGAATTTATTGTCCAAGAATCTGTTGGATATGGTCAAGAGAAATTCCCAGGACTTGACTGGGCAACTAAACTTGATGACTATCAAAGAGACATTGGATTCATTTTAGATGCATACGAACATGATGTTCGCTTTGGTGGTAATATCAAGACGGTAGATTATACAAGAATCTTTACCCAAGATGATGATTACAATTATATCACAAATAATAAAACAGAATCTCTAAGTATTTTCAAGTATGCTACAAATCTAGCAAAACTTGCTGTACGTAACTGGGATGTCGTTGAGCAGGGTGTTGCATACATCCAAGGATCAACTGTAATGACAGTTAGTGATACCAATAGACTTGCAGTTGGTATGCATGTAAGTTCTGGTAGAGCATTCCCAGAAGGAACTAAGATTGCTTCTATCGATAGTGACACTCAAATTACACTTTCTCGTGCTGCACTAGAAAACTCTGGTGGTGGTGGAGGTGCTCCACAAGGAACAACTTCTTATGATGGAACTAGTGGTGGTAATATTGTTGCCCCCACAAGCACCGCAGTAGTAGAACCAGGAGACACTTTTGCAATTGAACCTGGAGATACTTTTGTTGCTCCAACATCATTCTCAAGTTCAGATAGTGCTACGTTCTATTTCAGTGAGATCAATAACGGAACTTTCTATGATGCTGCTGATATTATTGCTAGAAATAAACAGTTTATTATTGAAGTTGTAATTGAGGAAGTTTATACATCACCACTGGTTACAACCCCAGCATCAACTGAAACCAAGTGCAGAAGAGATATAGGTTTCTTTATCGACGCTATTGTATACCATCTACGATTTGGTGGTAATGAAAGAGTAGTCGAATATGCAAGACTTTATTGGACCAACTCTGGATATCCTGCTGGTGAAGTTTTATCAAACCTAGGAACATCTAACGAGATTGATGCAACTGTATTTGCATGGACTACTTTGTCTGCAACTTTGAATCAAGCAATGAGACAAGATTATGATGGTCAAACAGTAAATGGAGTTTCATTTATTACAGATTCCAATGTTGCTGTTGATAATCAATTCCCATATTGTGCGGAGGTTGCATCTGCAATTGATTCTATGACAGGTATCATGATCGATATTATTGAAACTGGAACTGGCGCAGTTGATCCTACCGCAATCAACTCTACCAAGCAAGGAAATTGGACTTCTCTGAAAGCATACACTAACTATACTATTATTCCAGATACTAATCTTCCTACAGGTGAGTGTGATGATGTTATTTCAAGTATTGATTCTCTGTATGATAATCTAGATGATGTTCTTACCGAACAATCTGTTACAAAATCACTTCCTGATTATGTTGACGGAGAGAACAAAGAGTTTGAATTGTATTGGGAAGATGGCACTCCTGTTTCAACGGAAGAAGATGAAGATCTTTTCTTGAGTCTCAATGCTGTCTTACAGAGACCAAAGTATACAGCAGAGTATCCTGGCGGTGATGCATATCTAATTACTAGAGATACTATTCCAAACAAACTAGTATTTGATGTTGCTCCAATTTGGGATCAAGATTTTGGTGCAAAGAGTATTGGTGAAGCAACCGCAGTTGAAAAAGTAGTAGGTGTAGGTGTTGGTAATTACAAGCGCCTCACAATTGATTACGATCTAGTCAATGGTGTAAGAACTGGTCCTTTCTTGATTTTGGATGTAGAAGACAAGACAGTTCAAACTGTTGAAGATAGAGAATACTTATATGTCTTCTTAGATGGTGTTCTCCAAAGAGAAGGATATAGTTACGAAGTATCTGGTCCAAACATTTACTTCAAAGATGCAATCAAGAAAGAAATGAAGATTGACATGCGCTACCTCTATGGTAGAGATGTTGGTCAAATTCTAAACATTTATGATTTTGCTCCTGACACTTATTTTGCTACTGGCACACTAGTATTTGAAGCTACACCAAATACAGATACGTTCTTTGATACTTT